ACTATTTCGGGTACACCAACCGTATACCCCAAAATCTATGCAACCACATACGGTACAAGCTCATTCGGCGGGGAGTACGATTTAACGTATACAGGAACCTGGCTCTCTTACCCAATCATCACGGTTACGGGACCAGTAACCAATTTTTCGATAACCAACACCTCGAGCAATCAAAATATTACCCTGGTAGCAGGTACCGTGATTGCCGCGGGCAGTACGCTACGTTTTGACCTACGATACGGGTTTAAAACCGTACAAGATCAGACGGGAGCAAACAAAATCGGGTTAATAGACTCGAGTAGCGAGCTGGCACAATTTGCGATATTCCCAGCACCTGACGTGCCAGACGCAATTAATACCCTGGTCGTAACAGGCACGGGTACAACCACGGCAAGCAGTGTGGCACTAAGCTATTACAATCGATACATCGGTATATAGAAGAGGTACAACCATGGCAAGTAATGAGCGGTCGTTAGGATGGAATACAAGCACAAGCAATGACGGAGCTGTAGCATACGACAGCAGCCGAATGATTGCCATGGAACAAAAAACACTCGGCAACGGCATTTTGTTCACTGGCTCAAACCTGGCTATATCAGGCGCCTCGAGCACATTAACCATTGCTGAAGGAGCCGCGCTGATTAACGGCTATTTCTACGAAACGACCACGGCAAGCACTATCAGCACAAGCACGTTAAACGGTACCTATACCCTGGCACTCATTGCAAACGCAACCGGATCGCCTGGTACTACCTGGACAGTTGCACAGACGGCAGCAGCAACAACAACCGTTTTACCATCTACTGTACGTATGGCACTGGCAACAAGCGCGCAATTAACCACAATCGGAGCTGCAAACTATATTAATATTGCAACGGTACAAGTAGGCGCTACAGGCCTGATTAGCAGCGTTATTAGCCTTTATCCATATGCAGCGGGCAGGCAAGTACCAAATACCCAATACTGTTACATGCAAGGCGGTACGGTATCGTTAATTAATGCCAGTACCTATTATGATTTGCTCAATTTTAGTGCACCAACCAACAGCACAGACGGCACCATTACCGCGAATGCAACAACGGGCGAAATCAAACTGCAGTTATCAGGGGTGTATACATTCTCGATTCGTTTGCATTTTGATACCAACACCACAGGCACGCGAAAAGCACTGATACGCAACCTGGATGCAAATTTCTCGTTGATGAGCGCTGCCGTTATGCCGCTCGGATCGGATAGCGTATATCAGGCAGACTATACGTTACCTATTACGGTAACGCCTGGCACGCCTCGCAGTTTCTACCTGCAGGCATGGGCAAGCACGGCAGGGCGATCGATTAACGATAGTTTTATTACCGTTGTGCGAGCGTAACCAATGGCACCATACTACACAATGCAGCTGTACGATAGCGCGGGAGCGCTGCAGGCTGTGGTAACAGATTTTAACAACCTGGCTATTAGCAAGCAGCTCAACGCTATCGATATGCTGGCATTCAGCCTGAGCAACCGGAGCCCAAGCGCGCAATATGTTGTATATGGTGCCATTGTGCAAGTTTGGCGGCAAGATGTTGATTTAGGCATACCCAATACCCTGGAATTCTCGGGGATAATCCGCAAGCGCGTTGTGATTCGCGAGCTGGTTACACAGATATCAGTGCAGGCTGTCGGTATGCTGTCATTGCTGGCTGATCGTATCATTGCATACAAGGCGAACCAAACGAACCTCAGCAAGTTTACCGCTATACCTGCCGAAACGATTCTAAAACGGCTATTCAATTACAACATCGGCAGCCTGGCAACCACAGCAAACGGCAGAATTGCAGACGGGCGAATTACCGGCATGACAACGGCAGCCAGCGGCGGTGCTGGCACGGCATTAACGCTGAAATGTAGCATGCTGCCATTACTCAAAACAATGCAGGAAATAGCCTACAGCGGCGATATGGCGTTTACTCTGTCATATACCGCGCCTGCCAGTTGGACATTTACAACGTATGTAGGCCAAATCGGTACCGATCGCACAGCAACCATTGCGCTATCGGTATCGACAGGTACGGTAGCTCGTATCACACAGACGCAAGATCAGATTACTGATTTTAATTTGGTATATGTAGGCGGCAACGGTACCGAAGAGGCAAAACCAATCATTACATACCCTGGCTCGAGTCTGCCGACGGGTACCAGCTTGCGTGAAACGTTTGTGGATGCTAAAAACCAACAAAACAGCCCAACAGGGTTTTTATCGCAATTTGGCGCCAAAACCCTTGCAGTACAGCGGCGTAAGCGTGTTACCTACGCTGTCGACGTGCTGCAAACGAGCGAAATGCGATATGGCAGGGATTATTTTTTCGGGGATAAAATCAGCGTGAATTGGAATAACACAACCATTGCGCAATATGTTACGGCTGTGGGCCTTGAGTGGAAATCAACAGGGGATGAGGTAATCAGTGTCAAACTCAACAGCTAACATATACGATTTGATTACCAATCAACGCACAGACATAGACAACATTGCAAGTGTTGAATACCCAGCCGCGGGCCTGACGTTGACGCGCTCGGGTACTTTGGCTATTACCACGGCAGGCACTACGATAACCTGGCAAACTGAAACGCGTAATTATGGGTTTACCTGGTCTGGTACAACGATTACCATACCAACAGACGGCTATTATACTGTAGCGGTTTCTGTAGCAATAGCGCTCAATACAACGCTGCAAATACGTATGATTCTCGGCGCTGCAAACAGCCGTGTTACATACAATGCAGCACCACTCAGCACAGGCGGCGGTTTCATGGCATCGGCAAACTGGTGTGTATATTTGAATACAGGCAATACGCTGCAGATTGCATTAACACCAGGCGCAAATACAACGCTGAATCAAAACGGCGAATACAATGCAGCACCATCACCATTTGTGCACATTGCACAACTCACAGGGAGCATCGAATAATGATTATTTTCAAAATACGTATGGTAAATCCTGGTTTGGAAATTCAATATTGGGATGATTTGGGCAATTTGTATGCCGAGGTGCCGAGCGGTACACCAACAACAGATGCACCAACCCAGGCAGAGGCTATGCAGCTTTTGCGAGAGTATCGAAACGCGCGCCTGTTGGAATCAGACTATACGCAGCTCGATGACGCGCCATTAACACCAGCGCAAAAAGAGGCATACCGCGAATATCGGCAAGCATGGCGGGATTACCCAGCATCTGTAAATGTTGAGACATGGCAAGGGCCTGCATACCCAACAAAACCAGTGCTATAATAATCAGGCAATCCAATAGCTACTCCAAAACTCACTACGTGCCACGCTGTAATGCCCTGCCTGACTAGCAGGGCATTATGGTATATTGTTTCTGTTGAGTGTAGCTATACCAATCAAAAAATAGCAAACAGACCTGCCAGGCATGGCGGGTTTTGTTTTATACTACTTTCGGGGCTGTGGACTCCCCAAACAACTTAACTCGTTTTGTGCTGTGGGGAAGTGGCACAGAACGAGTTTTGTTATACTCTCAAAATGCGTATTGACAAATTGTATTACATGCACTATTATTCAGTTAGTCAGCAATGACAACAAGCAATATGAAACGAAAGAGGCGCAACCATGGCAAACACGGCACAGTTAAACACGGTAGAGCGGATTAACATCATTCTCGATTCAATCCACGGCGGGCTGTACAACGTTGTTACGGCTAATGTGAATATCCTGATTTGGGATTTGCGATCAGCGCTGAAAATCCTGGGTTATGACGTTACCATTGCCGAGCACCACGAGGCAGTTACCGAAATTATCCAAAATTGGCAATGGGCTCGGCAGAATCAAAACCTGCAATAGTTGAATAACGCAACGCCTGCCCAGTATCGAGCTGGGCAGGCAACACAGAAAGCAGCACAGACAATGCACAACACACAGCACGACACAGATTGCACAGTATGCGGGGCCGCTATCGGGGAGTGCAGCGGGTATTGCACAGCTATGCCGAATGAGTTAGACGATGTAGAGAAAGAGGTACAGCCGTTGAATAGCTACGAATTGCACCTACTCGAGGCACACAAAGAGCTCGCAAAACGGACGCTCACGCCTCAACAAATGAACGCGCGTATTATCGATGCAATGCGAACGCGGCAAATCATGCAAGATGCATACAGCCTAGCAGTAGAGAATGTGTACCGAGCCGAGCGCGCGAGCCGCGAGCCGCAAGCAGTGCCAGGCCTCGATTTGTCACCATTGGTATACATCGTATGAGCATGCAAATACCAGTGCAATGCACGAGCATTATTTTCGGCATACGGCATGATTTCACACAGCCAGGCGTTAGCTGTACGCTCATTGATCAGGATTACAAAACATACAGCCTGGTATTTATTGAGGCAGACGCGGTACGGGATGTTTTTACCGCGTTTGCTGTCTCTAAGCTGCATACCGCGCGCGGCAAATGGGTATTTCTCGAGCTAGACGATACCGGCAAGGCGCTCGGCATTTCAGGGTATGACTATAGCACTATCATTGCGTATTGTGATCCTGAATTGAGCGTAACCCGATGATTACTGCAGTACTGTTTTTGGCAGCGATTGCATACATCATATTTGGCATTGTGGCAGTAGTAGTGATTGTGGCACCAACACGAGAAAAGGAGTAGTAACTATGGCTAAGCGGATTGCAGAGCTGGCACGGCGACAGGAAATCGAGCAACGGTATACCGAGGAATTTGTACAGGAAATGGCGCCAAATCTTACCGAATACCTGTTACCAATTCGCGAGGTAGTGAATGATCCGGTATTCCCTGGTGAATTGCTGTTGGGTGTTACGTACACACTGCAGCGCGAGCCACACTCGAGCTGGCATCGAACGGCACGTATTTTCGAGCGCAAGATACAAGAAGAAGAGGTGACTATAGTTGAGCTGAGCTGCAGCACTGAACGAATGAAGATGATTTGGACGTTTGATTATGATGATGCATTGTGCCAGGCTGCCGATTTTCTACAGGCGGCATTAGTATCAGAGGGGTTTGTTTATGTACCGAAAAAAATACCGAGCGCCTGGTATGCCGAGCAAGCAAATCAGCACCTCGAGCAAGATGGTTAGCTTTCGCATGCCTATCGAAATGGTGCCATTGTGGAAGGCAGCAGCCGAGCGGCAGCAAATGACGGGTACGGGGTTTATTTTGGATGCACTGCATAAAGCAATAGCGCGCGCCAGTGATGACGCGCGCCAGGGCTGCAGCACAGATACAGCAAGCACAGTATAACAAAGAGGCACTACAATGCGAGAAACTGATTTGGACTATCTGCGAATACTAACGCGCGATTACCTCGAGTATAACAGCGAGGTAAAAGAGCTCGAAGAGCGCGCCAAAACAACGCGCGAAAGCATTGCAGATTTAATGCGTACAGCAGAAATCAAGAGCCACACAATCAAGGGACTGGCTACACTCAAGATGACAGGGGAGAGCGAACGGTATAGCTACGATACCGCGGCAATTGATAACCTGATACTCGAGCTCATTGATCAAAACACAGAGGCAACCGACGCAATAGCCAGGCGATTACGCGCGTATAAGAAAACAACTACGGTGAAATCATTTCTACGCATAGAAAAGGAATAGAGCCGTATGCGCAGGCCTGTACTAGCTATGCCGAATTGGTTACACAAACGGATAACCGAAACGGCAAACCTCTACAATGTATCGGTATCGGCAATCATTGTGGCAATCCTCGAGGCGTTTTTTATGAACGCAAGTAGCGAGGTTATCGAGCGGGTAATTAACATCATTCGTACAAAGCAGATTGAAAGCGAGTAACGCCATGAGCTGGAAGAATGCAGCAAAGAACGTGCAATGGACAGAGGATACCGAAAAGGCAACATACCCACGCATTCGCTGGAATAACGGCAGGCGTGTCGGGCGTGTCGGGGAGCCTGGGCAATTCTACGTAAAAGCACAGTATATGAACGGCTGCCCTGTCGGTTGGGCTGAATCCCAACTATACCCAAACGAGGAAGGGTACGAGGCGCCGGATATTGCTATTATTCCGATTGCACGACGTACACAGCCATTTACCATGGTAGACGGTGTCATGACCTGGCACAAACAGTACGAGCGTGATAAGGGCATGAAACTCTATACCGAAATCGTTTGTTTTTTGCGCGGCTATGATGAGCCTGTGATTTTTGCCTGTAAAGGCTGGATTGCTGGCAGGATTACAGCGGTAAAGCGTAGCGTATTCCAAGAGCATAACGATTTGGTAGTTAAAGTAGCGAACGCGCAAGCCGAGGCAGCGTTACCACAATGGGCGTTTTGGGTAGAGTTTGGCGGGGCATACGATAAGCAGAATAAACCGGTGTTTATCGAGGTGGGCAGCGGCAGCCAAAAAGCAGCATTGCATGATGTTGTGTGGCTCGGCGGCATTACTCAGCCAGCGAATGATAAGCAAATCGAGGCCCTGTACATTGGTGATGAATTGTTTAACAAGGCAGCCGTATTGCGTGCCGAGCTGGTGAATAGTGGATGGCTTGAGGAACGACGCGGCAACACACAAGCAGAGGAAATTGCAGCGGCTACGCCTAAGATTGCACCACAATCCGAGGTGCCGTATGATGAGGAATCTATATTCTAAGTAGGATCAGCGCGGGCAGGTTAGCACTGTGCTAGCCTGCCTTTATTGTTTGGGGTAGCTATGGATAGTACAGCAGCACAGGTGCTGGCAGCGTTAAAGCTCGAGCCAAACGAGGCGGGACAATATCGGCTCAATTCGCCATTACGGCCAGGCAGCGACAGCAATGCATTTAGCTTGCACATTACCGACGGAGAGCACGGTACCTGGCACGATCATGTTACCCAAGAATCAGGCAGCTTGTACGACCTCATCAAACGTTGCCCAGATTGGGGCATAGAGCCTTTGAGAGCGACGATAGATAGCAGCAAGCGTGTTTATACTGACCATATCGATTACGCCTTGCAAAAGGGCGTTATTTGGGCTGTATTTGCAGATGCTGGTTTTAAGCCAGTGCGACATATGCGACGGCCTGCATTAGAAATCAGTACCAACAACGGCAAGCGTTATCGGTACCTGGATTACCAGGGCGGCGAAACGTACACAAACGAAAAAGGGTTTACCGCGTGCTGGTACCGTCTGAATGAGGCTGTCAAGATGGCGCGTGCCAGTAAACAGCCGCTCGTATATTGCAACGGGGAGGCTTCGACAGTTGTAGCACAGCATTTCGGCATACCTGCCATTACCCTTGCAGGCGGCGGGGAGCGTGCACCAACACCAAGCCTACTTGCAGAGTTAAGCCGTATTTGGTCTGGCTCGATCATCATTGCACTCGATT